GGTGACCGCGCCCGTCACAGGGCTTTGTGTTTCCACTGGCTTCTGAAGCATGATGCGTCTGTTAAGTTTTCCGGCCTGCATGCTTACCCCCTGGGTTTACCACTGAGGTAGGTGTGCACCGGGGAATCGAGGGTGGTCGTTTCAATCTCTTCCACCATTGACTGGTAAATCACCGCCACCAGTGCCTCGTTTGACTCCGCCAGGCGGGTCATCGCGGCGGTCTGAGCTGCCATCGCTGCCAGCAGGTTGTTTACCTGTTGCTCGTTCATAGGCAATGTCTCTCCATTTTTTCAGCCACGCACGGCGGCGCTCACACCCGGCGCAGGCCATCAGTGCCACCGCCGGTGGCGTAACAGCAGCGCTTCAACGCCGAGCGGTGTTTCCGCCAGGTTCTGGGCCGCCGCTTCGCGGTTTGCGTACCAGTGACCAATCAGCAAAAGCATTGCCGCCCAGATCCCTGGAGTGAAAAGAACCTCACGAGGAGGTTCTTCTCCTTCCACGGGAGTGGTCAGCGCTTCAACCAGCGAACCGTCGCAAAACTTCTCAACGTAATCGATGGCTGCCGCAGAATAGGCGGCGATCAGCGTGCTGTCGTCGTCACTGTCAACCCTGAGATGATTCCTTATCTGTTCCATCTGCGCGGCGCTTAGCTCCACTTTTACCTCCGGTTTTGGCTTTAGGTGGCGGCTCAGTATCGGTGGCTTTTACCGGTTCGGCGTCAACCTCTTCAGCAAGCAGCAGTTTTACCAGCGCTTCGCCGATCTCTTTTTTCACGATGCGGGTTTCACCCTGGGAAACCGTACCGAGGTGATAATGCGAGAACATACGGAGAGCTTTAATTTTCATAACGTTTACGCGGCCATTGCTGACCGCGCCCTTCTGTTATTCACCGGAACCGACGGCAATATCACCGGTAACGATGGCGGCAGGACGATAGTGCGCCAGCGCCAGGCGCTCTTCGCACAGGATGGTCAGCATGTTTTTCACGAAGTTATCGCGATCCTGGTTGCTGATTTCGATGGTGGCATCCATACGATCCCAGACCTGCGAGGCCAGGCCAAAGGCACCAACAGTGAATTTACCTGCGGCCTGCGCCGTGGTGGACACTACCGGCAGACCCCAGAGCAGTTTCGAGGCAAACGCCTGCGGGCCGCCGAGAATGTAGTTGCCGTTCGCATCCTTCAGCAGCGCAATACGGTGCCAGTCTGCCGGGTTGAGAATGATGCCATCCGCTTCGAACTCGCTGAGCGACACCTGATAAATAGCGTGCGCCAGCACGTCAGCGCCCGTGTCACCGGAGGCGTTCAGCGCCGTTTCGTAGTCGTTGGCGACCACGTTAAGGCCCTGAAGGTTGTCACCGGAGCCGTCCCCGTTCAGCATCTGGTTCTCTTCCACCAGCGCCAGGCCATACATCATGCGGGAATTTATGTAGGACTCCAGAGCCGGGGCATCGTCCATAATCTGACGTGATGCCTGGATCCAGTGGGCGATGGTCTTCACGTTCGCCATTTCTTTGGTGAAGGTGATGTTACTTTCCGGCTTGAGGTTGCCCTCCGCCACTGGCGCGGCAGCGTTGGTAAACACGTTCTCACGGACATACTCCAGCGCGTTACTGGTAATGCGCCCCTGCGCCAGCAGATCACGCACGGTCAGACGACGCAGACCCGGCATAAGGATCCCGGGCTGCTGCTGCGGCAGAACCAGCGCACCGGCGGAGTTGGCACCGGACCCGATGGCTTTGTCAAAACTGGTAACTTTCGCTTTGGTACGCGAGCCGTCCCAGCCTTTCATCAGGTCTTCGGACACGCGCTGTGCAAAAGACTTTTGCGCCGTCTGATCGGGCGAGTTACCCGCCAGTTTCTGTTCGAGATCGAACAGGCGTGTGCCGGTGGCTTTCAGTTCTTCCTGCGCTTTGTTCAGATCAACCTGAAGTTGCTGATTGACCTTACCGTTTTCGTTAATGGATTTGCGCTGCTCTTCGATGAGGTCCTTCACTTCTTTCTGTGAATTCTCAATCGCTTTTTCGAGGGTGGCTAATTCAGACATGTGGTGCTCCGTTATGCGTTCCGCAGATTAGCGGCAAATGAGGTTATGCGCTGTGCAAGCGCGTCAATGTCGCCGCTACCGGACTCGCTCCGGCCTGCGGACTTAACACTGGCGAGAAACGCCTGTGCTTCTGCGCGCGACAGCCCTGCTGACTCCCTCAGGAAGGCTTCCGCGTCACGAATGGTTTTGATTGTCTCGATGCTTTTCATGGCGGAGACGCCCGCCAGCTCGTTGGCGGGGAACGTGCAGACGCTGATCTCCCGCAGGTAAGAGATGTTTTTAAAAATCAGGCCCGTGGTACCGATGCTGTAATCATCTTTCGATACAGAGAAACCGACCGACATACCTTCAACCGTGCCGTGCTGCATGGCGGCTTTCAGATCGGATGAAACACTGAGCCCTGGCGTGAGCTGACCTTTCACATACAGGCCTTTCTCATCCTCCTGGAGTGTTTCCCATTTGCCGACCGGGATCTCGAAGGTGCGGTGGTTAAAGAACATCGCGACCTTGCGGCTCTGCGTGGCAAGCGTGTTCCTGAATGCACCCGGTAAAATGATGTCGCCATCAGAGTCTGTGTTGTTAAACACGGAGGCGTAGCCTTCAAAAATGCCCTGGCTGCCATCGCCTGCGAATTTGATCTCTGCCTGGTTAAAGGACAGGGTTTTCTGGATTTCCGGCATTGAAGCCCCCATAAAAATTAAGCCCCTTCAGTGAGGGGCTTAGTGTTGGTTCCGAGATCGGTAATCGGGATATTCTGCGACTGGCGTGTTGCCACGTCGCCACCGGGCAGGGGCGGCAGGTTGTCGAGCCGTCGCACTTCATTAACAGTACGGATCCCGGTGTTAACCATGATCTGCATAAACGATGCCCGGCTCGTGGAATCGCCGCGCAACAGCCCGTCGAGATTATGTTCAGCGTGAATACTGCCCTGCTCTGATTCTTTAACCAGCCAGCGCTCAATGCTGTATTCCCAGCGATCGAGATAAGGTTTAAGGGTGTACTGGAGGAAGCCGAGGTTTTGCTGCTCGATGCCCGTACCCCATGAGGTGGTTTTATCCACATCCCCCACCAGATGCGGCGGCACGCCGTAGAACCGGGCAAGCTCAGCAACCTGAAATTTACGCGCAGCCAGAATCTCGGAATCCTGAGGTGAAACGCCGATTGACTGCGTCGTAAAGCCACTTTCCAGGATCCACAGGCGCTTTTTAACCGGGCCGCCAGCAATCTCTTTGAAGTTTTCTTCCAGCTGGCCGCGCTGCTCTTTAGTCAGCACCTTGCCGTCAGTCATCAGGATCTGCGGAGACTTCGCGCCGTTCGCGAAGAACTCGCGCTGGTTGTCCTCCATGGCGATAGCCACACCAGCAGACTTCGCACTGAACGCCAGAGGGGAGAGGCCGGTCAGTCCGTTGAAGCCAAAACCCTTGAGATGGAAGATTTCTTTCTGTGAAAAGTCGGCGTATTCCGTATCACGGCGGTAGCGGTAGATAAGGGTTTTACCGTTCTCGCTGAGCCGGACCTCCATATTGGCACTCATCAGCGGAACCATGCTGATAACATCGCCGACGCTGTTTCGCTCCACATGCGCGTAGGCATTGCCGTAAGCGCAAAGCTGCATGGTCATGGCCTCGCGGAACTCCAGCGCGGTCATGAAATTGTTAGGCCGGAACCGCAGGAGCTTTGCGAGAGGATGCGTGCCCGGCGCTTTTTTGCGCAGATCGTCTTTGGTCTCGTAGACATCAAGAGGTAACGATGCGGTGACGGTGGAGATCAGACGGATACAGGCCCACACCGTGCTGATTTGCATGTTGCGCTCATCAGTAACGACGGATTCACCGACAACGCCGTGCGCAGAGGTGCCTGCCATCTGAGAGCCTTTATCTGGCGTGACCAGCCGGCCACCGGTCAGAATGGAGGCCATGCGCGCCCAGAATGGCGATCGCGTTCGCAGGTCAATGCTGTAATCGGTATCTGCCATTTTTACACGCTCAAAAAGTTGTAAATAAAATCGTTAACGTCGCCCTGATCTTCAACCTCGTCGCTGGTCTGCGCGCCGATGGACATCGCCAGCGCGACCATGCCATCGATACGCCCGCTCGATTTGCCCTTCACAAACTTACGGTTTCCCGCAGGGTCGGTGATGACCGTGGCGTTCTTGGCGCACATTTCGAGGATGGGATGGTTGCCGTGCTTCAGCTGCGCGCCGAGCAGCTTTGCTTCAAGCTCACGCAGCGCAGGTGACATGGACACAAACCCCTGGCCGAACTCCACAAACCGCTCAAGCTCGGCTTCAGTGAAACCGGCATCAATCAGGTGCGGACGAAGAAAGCGCATGTTGTACCGGTCAAACGCCAGCGCCCTGACATTGCAGATATCGAAAACGTGCCGCAGCTCGCGGGCGATGAAGGCGTATTCAATGGCCTTGCCTGGCGTCGTGTTAAGAAATCCCTGCTTCGCCCAGATGTCATAGGGCACGCGATCGTTGCGTGCTTTATCTGCCAGCCCCTCTTCGGGCAGCCAGAATTTGCAGTGCACATCGCCCTGCATGGTATTGAGCACCAGCGCGGTCAGGTCCGACACGCTGGAAAGGTCGAGACCGCCCCAGACGGTTTTACCGGTTAAATCGTCCGGCTCTTCCTTGTTCATATGCCACACGGTCTGGCTGACAAAGGGGCTTTTCGCCTCCACCCTCCGGTTGAGGACAAGGTTTTCAAACTCAGCCTGCCGGGAAGGAAGGCGTTTAGCGCTGGCGGCCATATCCAGCACTTCTTTCTGGTTCATGAAAACATCAAAAGCCGGATTCGCGGCTCTGATAGCCTCCACGGAAAACGGGTCTATATCTTCCGGCGCGGTCTGGAGCCTGACCACTGTGCGCGGGTCAGCGCCAGTCAGCCCGTCATCAATCAGCAGGCTGAGCAGGTCGCTGGCGTCGGGTGCCTGTGTACTGATGATCACGGAAATCGGGTTATCCTGTGCAGCGGTCGCCGTTTCGAGCGCTTCATAGAGCGGATCGCGCGGCCCGCGCACCTGCCCTAACTCATCGTGCGCCACAAAACGCGGCGAGAAACCGTAAGCTGTTGTGGCCTCGGCGCTCAGCGCGCGGTAATACGAACCCAGCTCAGGGCAGTGGATCTCTTTGGCCGAGTCCTTGATCGCGACGTACTGCATCAGTACCGGGTTCATCCGGCACATTTTTGAAGCGAGATTAAAGAGGATTGCAGCCTGATCGCGTGAACGCGCGGCAGAGTAAAGCTGGGAGTTCGGTGCCGCTTCCGGACCGACCAGGTAAAGCAGCATCAGCATGGCGGTTTCCACCGTCTTGGCGTTCTTGCGCCCTCTGCTGATGATCGCGCGGCGGGTGCCGTGCACGTTATCAAAAATCGCCCTGAAGTCATCCTTCATGAAGTCGGCCATTTTCAGGCGCTGCCCGACAAACTTGCCTTCAGGGATCAGGATGTTCTGTTCACACCACCGGATATTTCTCTCAGCCCGTGTGAGGGTCTTCTTAGCCATCGGCACCAGCCTTAATCAATTTCCCAGGGCTTCTTCTCTCGCGGCAGATTGTTATGCGCCCGCCCCACGGTTTTGGGATCGGAAGTTGCCTGGCGCGTGATCCGCAGACGGGTTGCCAGTGAGGATGCGGAACGGACTTCCCGCTCCCGCATGGTCAGCAGCCGGTCGTACCGCTTCAGGCCATCCTCGCGGGACAGCCATTCCAGCTCGAACGCTTCAAGCTGCGTGGTAATGAGCCGGGCCTGCACGACGTGGCGGCAGTACATCTCCATCATGTCTCGGTGTGTTTCGGTGAATGAGCTGGCCGGGTTGTCATTAACCAGACGGATCCAGACAGTGATCTCCGGATCGCTCAGGTGCAGCGACGGCTGTAATCTGCTTTCAGCCAGTGCTGGCAGCGAGACGGCAGACGTCGCAGCCAGAGACTTTCTGCCTCGCTGTGCCATCACTTTTTCCTTTTTTTCTGGACGTTTTTAAAAAAAAGACTGAGGGCGCGGTCTTTAAGATTTTGCCGTCAGAGTTTTACCCCTCCCCCCGCCCTTCCCGGCTGACAAATGAGAATCGCTCTCACTTCTCGATGATGCGCAGGTTCTCGCGGGGCTGAGGGTTTGGCACCAGTCGTTCGCGGGTACCGATGGGAATGGTCAATGTAACAGTGGGCAGCGTCTCGCCTACCTGATGGTGGAAGCTGATCGCAGTGAGTGAGCTGAAGCTGATGCCATCAATGCTCAGTTCAATCAGCCTGCCTTCACGGTATTCAATCTTGAGGTCCTGCATTGCATGCTCCTTTTACCAGATAACCCGCCCCTCACTGTCGAACTCTGTCACCGTTCCGCCCTTCTCTATGCGCTGCTTCACGGAGTCGTGGCAGCGTTTGCATAAACTTTGTAAATTTTCCGGATCGTGAAAGAGTGTTTCATCACCCTTATGCGGTGTGACGTGGTCAACGATGGAGGCTGAAACCACCTGATTCCGTTTAAGGTGAAACTCGCACAGTGGCTGTTTCTGAAGCTGGTGATAGCGGAGGCGGTACCAGCGTTTGGTGTTGTAGAGATTGTGCCAGGGTGAATTGGAAGCCATAAGCTGAACCGTTAACGACTTTTATACAGAAGGCCGCCGCGCTTCAGTGCGTTACGGATTCCATCTTTTACTGCATCACTGATGGCCTGCTGCAATGCAGTTTCAGACGCGTCCTGTGCATTAACCGTAACCTCAAACCTGTCAGCCAGAAATCCCACCTTCTTATTGCCTTCTACGTTGATGCCAAAGGCTGCGGCGTATTGCTTACCGTTATCGTCGGTTTTGATCTGGATGTTGCACGCATCGATAGTGCCAGACTGGATGAACACATCGTTGATGAACACTTCACCGTCTTTGATAGCAAACGGTGATACTTCCTGCGCGGCCTTACTAATATCCTGCTCTGATCTGATTGCCTGAATATGCTCTGCCGCTGCGATCATCTCTTCAGGCGTGTACTGGCCGCCGATAACTGTATAACGGTCCAGGAGGAAAATTACTGGCGACTTATCTTCAGCAGGTACGCACCATGCTTTTACGCATCGCTCTGTTAAATCATCCAGCGAATCGGCAATAGCTTTCTGCATCTCGCGCAACTCATCCATGCTCGGCTTATCCGTGGCATTGCCGAAGTTTGTTTCAGCCAGATACTGAATTGCAAAATTCTGCCCTTCTGCCGTCAGATAAGTGAAATAATCTTCCACACCAAACGGTGTGGCTGTGTGCTGCGTATGCACCAGACCAGCCTCTCGCAGTTCATTAGCACCAGTCTTAGAGGGAATATCGCCTGACTGCAAGGCACCACGGAAAAACAGCGCATAGAGCACATCGCGCGCTTTATCAGACAGTGCCGGGGATTTTATATAACCCATGGTGGTTTCCTTTTAGATGTGAGCCTGTCGCACGGGACAGCCGCCCGAGAGAAGCGGATCCCCAGGCTCACGGCTGAAAGACTCTCTGTGGTGCGCGTGCGAGGCGCATAAAAAAAGCCACCAGCAGATGCGGGTGACTTTATGTAATTACTCGGTTTTGGAAGAACTAATCTTAATTGTACTGACTTAAACTTTTATTTTGATTCGAATACGAATCTGGTTGCGGTTAGTTTATTAAGGGATTGTAGTAAGGGCGACTTGCTCCCCTCGCCATTAATATACTTTTCGAAATCATCCTCAATAGTCAGCCAAACTCTAGCCATATCGGTTCCATCAAACAGGTGCTCAGTTGCTAACCATGCTGAAATACAGTTTTCAAATGCAGCTAGTAGATCATCAAACCGCTGGACGTTTTGCTCTCCAGACTCAATCTGCTGGGTTATGAAGTCCACATCTTTGAATAGCCATTTTGCTATGACCTGCTCACGCTCTGCTTCTAATTCAACAGGATCGAGGCTGGAGGGCATAAAGAGTAAAGCTGATTTAAAGTGCTTAAGAGAAGCTCTGAAATCTAACTTAACTTTTGTTTTTTCTTGTTCTCTCCAAGTTGAAAGCGCCCGATAAGCGAAAAAGAGAGTGAAAATCGTTGCCCCTGCACTTACCCAAGCTGCAATCATGGCCCAGAAAGCCCATTCAGCAGATTCGCGAGTTGCTGTGAGTGTTTCGTAAGAAATATATTCAGGATTCATGCTCACCTCACTATGTTTGAGGTGATTGTATATAAAAGTATTATCACAGGCACTCAGTGAATGCCTGCTGTAATGCCTTAGCAGTCGTCGTCTGGCTTCGCTACTGCCCGGCACGCAAACATGCAGGCTTTCTGCATTTCGGTTTTAGCCATGGCAACCCAGCGAGGATCAGCGCCAGTCTCTTTTGCTGTGTCCAGCAGATTGAGGAAATGGCGGCTCACGTCTTTAAGACGGTTCATCACCTGAATGTCACCTGTCGTTAAAGTTCGGTAGCCCTTTACGGTGCTGCCGTCCTGCGGTTTTGCTTCGCTCATTAATTTACCTATAGGTTGAAAGGCTAACTTCGTTATGCTTCACAGCGTGGTTTATCGATACCCATTATTATAAAATTCAATTTTTTTAAAGGGACAATTTAGATGAAGAACAGAATAAGCATCGGCTTTCATAGAGTCGGGTTGCTGGCAGGGTTTATAATTTTCGTGCTTTTTGCTGGCGCTCTAATCATGCAGTCGAATACCAATGGATCTTCCAGTCTTTCAATATGGCATTTCTTGGTAGTGATTATCTTTGCCTTAGCTGCCTATGTGACATGCAGATTAGTCGGGTGGGTTATTAGCGGTTTTGCTAAAAAATAAATCATAAGGCGCGCTTGCAATCGCGCCGTTATTTGCTCACTTAACTGCGTTGTACCACGCCTGCCAGCGGAACTTATCGAGACGCAGCTGGCGCAGGCATGCCGCTGTTTCAGTATCTGATTGCAGATCCGCATCGCTGTCTGCACCAGCATCACTTCCCTTGCACGGGGTCTGCATCAAATCCGCTGATGGAGTTGGCAGCGTCGATGGCACGCTGGCGCAACCGCACAGACTCATCATCAAACTGGCACACAGTACGGTTCGGATTCTGGACATATTTCACCACGTCGCGGGTTATTGTTTTGTAGATGACCCTGCCTTCGTCGCTGGCCTGCGCCGCTTTCTTCTCAACCGGCTGAATAGCTTTCTCAGCTTTGAGTTTCTTTTCAGCGGCCTGAGCATTGATGTGATCCGCGTGTGCGCTCCAGCCGAAACGCCAGGAAACAATCGCCGTGGAAACCAGCATGACCACCAGCGCCAGAAGCACATATCGCAGCTTCATAGCAGCACTTCACGAGCCAGGCTATAACGATTCTGCCGGTCACCAATGCCGTTATTCCCGCCGTTGATGATCTGCGTCACCCGCACCACATCGCCCGGATAACGCATGCAACCGCTGGTGGCAAAGAACCATGCCGCTGATCGCGCTGCGTGGCGGTCTTCCGCCAGCAGTTCAGGCGTAGTGACCAGGTCAAGTTTCAGCGCGGTACCACAGCGGCGGTAATTCTCCAGTCCGGTAATATGGATCAGACCGCGCCCGCGATATTTCCAGCCGTCCTGCGGACCTTTGTTGCCGTTGCGTTTGTTGTAAGCCAGATTTGCGATCGCGCGCTGGCGTTCCAGAGGAAGAGACGGTTCACCGGCACGGCGGCCAAGCATATTCGCCTGGCCCTGCGTGATACGCCCGGCGCGGATGAAACCTGCCAGACCCGCCACGCTGTAGTTGAAACTTTCCACCAGCGCGGTGAAGCCCGTTGATTCATGCCCGACCTGTGCAATGAACATCGCCTGATGCACAGGTTCGGTAATGGCAAATTCACGCATCGCCGCATCGATGTGAGGAAACCAGCGCGCGGCTGATCCGGCGCTGATGTTAGCCGCCCGTTGAAATTGTGTCTGGTTCATTCTGGCCTCAGTACGTGAAACAGCTGTGCCACATTACCCCGCGCCCTGAACACGGCGGCACAGATGATTAAGTTGATGGTGACGCTCGCCCAGTGAACGTGCAGGTAGTAATCGAACAGGAAGCGGAACGGGACCGATGCATACGCCAGGATGATGAGATACGCCAGCCAGGATGCCCACCAGTTGTGTTTCCCGCCCGGCTTGCGGAACATCATCAGGCGCAGAACAATCGCAGTGCACGTCACAACGTTGGTCAGCACCAGAGGATCACTTGTTGCCATTGGTTCCTCCTCTCCACCTCTGCAACAGCGACAGCGGATCCTGCTCACTGAAAAAGGTGAGCGTCTTGATAGCCAGGGCAGACAAAAGCACCGCGCCAAGCGCATCAAGCGGCTTATCGTTGTACCGGGTTACGCTTGCGAGCATGGAGCCAATCAGCCCGGAACCGTATACCCCGGCAAAGTAGGAAACGATGAAGTATGCAGAGCGGCGGAAAATAGTTAGGTCTGCTGCTGTGGCAACGTAGAAAACGGCACCAGCGAACGCGCCGAACACGACACCATAATCAGTGCCGGTCAGCAGCCCGTACAGGCTGGCACCAGTTAACGCACTCGCAGCTGCAACAGACCCGGATACAGGTTCGGACATTTAGCCCCCCTCGTTATTGCTGTGAGTCCTCTCAAATTTGAGGGGAATAATTGAATTTTGTCCTTTTATCCCAGTATTAATGGAATTAATCTGCCAGGGGTTGGCACAGTAAAACAAGGAAAAAATATGAGTCGATATACAGTTCGTGTTGAACTCCATCAAAATCGTGATGACGATTATGAAAAGCTTCATGAACAAATGCTTAAGGCGGGTTTCACCAAAACTATAACAGCCGATGTTTCAGGCAATACCTATGATCTTCCTGATGCTGAATACAATTACACTTCAGAAGAAAACAAAGAGGAAGTAGCTAATAAAGCCTACGAAATCGCGAATCGCATACGCCGCAAGCCGTCTATTTTAGTTACAAAGTCTATCGGGCGTTATTTCATAGGATTAAAAAAGACTGATTAAAATAAAAAAACCCGCGCAGTGGCGGGTTTTTTAACGCTGGATATACAATGCCCATCGTTGGAAAAATCCTAACCATCTTTTCCGCAAAATGCAAGCATTGTGCCGCTATAATTCATAATTATGCTTCTATCTTGTGACTTTCCGCAAAAGATTCTCGGCGTAAGTCTCTTCCTGCCAGCATTTCGTTACCAACTTATCGATGACTTCGGCATAGCCGGTATACCACTGGTGCTTTGTCAGATCCGGCACCATTCGTTCTATAACCCCACGGGCCAGACTTGTGGGAACGCGACTGAAACGGTGACCATTACAGCGGCCGCAGATCTTCTGCACAGGCACTCCAAGCAGGCTGGTTCGCTTCTCATCAAGCACGGTTCCTTTACCTTTACAACCACGGCAGGCAGTGCTGATCTCCCCTTTGCCGTTACAGTGTTCGCAAAGCTCCTCTACCTCCTCTTGTTTAACCTTAGGTTCAACACCTCTGACACCGGGATGCTTCACTACTTCCTGAAGTGAACGACGAACGCCCTCTCCATTGCAGTGTTCACACTTCGCCTTGCTCGCAGCAGATCGGGAGTAATCAGCGTACGCGAACCGGACCAGACAACCGACGATCTCAAGGCGCGCTTTCTCGCTAAGTTTATTCAGCACAGGGTTTCTCAGCGCCAGGGCGTAATTAAACAGACCATCAATAGCAGGTTGCGGATCCTGAATCCCCATCTTCGCCAGAAAGAGGTTAAATCCGAGCGAGGCCTGAGCCTGCACAAAACCCTGCGCAGCCATTACATCGGTGATCGTCAACGCATCGCCGCCAGTGGCTGGCGTCTCGTCGTTCAGCTTCGGCGATTTTGGGGAATAAAATTTAGGTAAAGATTCAAGGTTCATGCTGTGTCTCCACTTCACTTAAGCCAGTACGCCGATCGCCAGCGCGCGGTCTAATGTCTTCAGCAGCAGCTCTGGCTGCGTGCCATATTTTTCTTCAAACGCCTTAACATCAGCGTGCAACTCGTCGTGGTGCCTTCTGCACAAAGGCAACACAAACAGGTCATGCGCTTTGGTACCCATTCCGCCCTGGCCGTAACCGATTAGATGGTGTGGGTCGTCCGCAGGATTGGCACAACAAGCGCACGGCTGCGCCTTTACCCAGCGGGTGTACTTCTCGTTCTCCCAGCGCTTACGCTTCGGGCGCAGCATGAAGGACTCCGGCGACTCCGGGTCGATGCGCAGCGCCAGGACCTGCTTTGCTTTTTCCTCCATAATGCTGGAAGCAGACCGCGTGGGTACCAGCTCGCTTTCGCGATAGACGCTTTTTATCTTTTCCACTGGCAGGCGCAGCACGCTGTGCGCGACATCTTCCGGGATCACGTCAATCAGGTCATTACGCGCCAGCCACCAGCACAGTTCGGGAAGCGTCAGCTGATGCGTGCTGTCAAAGCCCAGCGCCATACGCACAAATTCAATAACCCATTCAATGACATTTGCCCGCGCCATTCCCGCCAGGCGCTCGGTATACTGTTCGCGCAGCTGGTTGTCGCAGTGCCAGCAGACGCGGATCACGCCGGGCTCGTGGTAAAGCGCGGTAGTGTTTTCATCGTGCCAGGTACCGACCGAATACTGGCAGCCGGTGCCGCGCATTAACCAGTTCTCAAGCGAAGACAGGCCACCGGCACGACCAATTATCCTCTTGTTTTCGAAAATCGGGACCAACCGGGGATCTTCCGCCAGCGGCTGGGTAGCGGGCGGGATTTCACCAGTCGGCAGTGCAGCAAGGCGCGGCGGCTCGTTCTCCAGCAACATGCGCCCACAGCTGAAGTGAGGAAGAAGCTCAGAGCCAGGGCGGAACATCACAACACCCAGCTCACGAACTACTACGGGTTTAAGCAGTGCTCTCACGAATCACCTCAGTGGACGGTTTCGAGCAGGCGAAGCAGCTCAGGAAATTTTGACTCAAAGAAATGAGGCTGAGTTTCGCGAGGATTCGCCGGGCTGGTGATGTTCTTGCCGTACATACAACCTTTGGCTGTCATCGACCAGAAGCGCTTAATGCCATTTGCACCGGATCGGCTGCGGCGTTCTTTCTGTTCGACGATCCCCAGTTTCGCCAGCTGCTGATATGCCTGCGTAGCGGTCATCCGGATACCATGAATTTTGAGCAGCGCGCTCAGGGATTGTGTGGGGCGACTGGAACCATCCGGCGCACCAGCAGGTGCATCGATAGCATACTGGGGGGCGAGATTCGGCAGCCCGACAGATTCCTGCAATTTCTGACATGCGCCGAGTACCGAGGAGTTGGAGAGATTCAGAGAGCGTTGCATAAAGTCGAGAAGGATAACGCCTGCCTGCATCTTATCAGCCGCATGGCTGTTCGTTGACTGGGGCTGGCTAACGGCATCAAAGGTGCGGATTACCCTGAGGCTGAACTGGGGGCTTATCCACATCGCGTATGAATAAACCAGCTCTTTGCAGACGTAACTGCCCTGATCTTTACCACCACGGATAACACTTACTGGCTCAGGCGTGTCCGAGTTGCTAATTTGCAACTCGCTTATTAATTGTTCAGTCTGCTCGTTGCGAAGCCAGAATGCTGGTTTGTGCTTATCCTGAGCACCGGCAGCGCGGTGAAGATCGTTCAGGCAATAGCGGCCAAAAATATCACGGCGTACGGAAACGCCGTCAATCACGAGTAATTGACTCATAGGCTTCTCCACAGTTTTAAGTACGAACGGGACTGCACTCCCGTTTCGTTTGCACACATTGACCTTACTGCTGATTTGCATAACTTTCAACCTTACCTGTATGCACATCCACTGTTTCCGTGAACCGGATGATCTTTATTTCTGCCCTGCCCCCTGGTGTGATCGGCCCCCATTCAACCTGCATCCTTTTCACCTGGCTGTCGTCTTCCCACACACCGGCGTGCGTCAGGGAGTCAAACAGCGCTTTGATGTAGTTATCGAGGTCACGGCGGCGGGCATCCGGCGGGAACAGGATAATTTCCACGGCTGCCGGGGCACTGCTGGGCTTCGGCAGGCAGCGCAACTGCTCAATGATCGCCGCGCACGCATCGCTCTGGTATGTGCGACCCTTAGCGCTGATGAGATGGCGACCGGCCAGCGGCCCCCGGTTAGGGGCGCGCCAGTAGGTATTTACGGTGGGTGGGAACGGCATCACCAGTTTCATAGCGTCACCTTGCGGGAGTCGAGAAAGTCAATTGCGCGGGCTCTGGCGTGATCCTCACCGTTAACCAGCGAGCGCAGTAGTGAAATCGCTTCATCCTCTGCTGTCGGCGTAGTGATCGTGATACCGCGGCTTACGCCTGGCGCGAGGCTGATCATTCCCTTGCGCTGAAGCGCTCGCAGCATGTCAGTGGCCGCGTTCGGCGAACTGGCCCCCATCAGAACGGCAACTTCTTTTTGGGATGGCGGGTAGCCGCGATTTTTCTGGAACGCCACCAGCAGATCGAACACTTCGCGCTGGCGAACGGTTAAAGGTTTATTTCCCACTGTTCATCCCTCCGAGAACGGCAACGATGTCATTTGCGGTTTCCCGCGTGCTGCTTTTGCTGGATATCGCGCGGCGGGCGCGAACGTGGTGCAGCGTGAAGCCATGCTGCGTGTAAAGCTCGGTGATGCGCGGTGCGCTGGAGTTGCTGATCACTACTGTCGCCCCACGCTGGTGGGCAGCCACGCAACTTTCCGCCAGCGCGACCTGATCATCCCATCTGAACCCGCCAGGCGCGTAGCTGGTGAAACCGTTAGTGCCGGGCAGCGGTTCGTAAGGCGGATCGCAATACACGACATCACCCTCCCCGGCCAGAGACAGCGTGCGGCGGTAACCGGCATTCATGAACACGCAGTTATGCGCGAGAGCGGTGAACGCCTCAATCTCAGCAGCCGGGAAATACGGCTTCGTGTTTTTGTTCCAGCCAACGTTAAATTTTCCCGCGCGGTTGTACCGGATGAGGCCGTTATAGCAATGACGGTTCAGATACAGGAAAGCGGCGGCACGTTCCGGTCCTGCCAGCATCTGCTCATTAAATTCATCGGCAACGGCTGCATAGCCATCCGCATTATTCAGGCGGCCAAACATCAGGCGCGCATGACGTGTTACCTCGTCCGGAACCACGGCCAACATCTGATACAGGTTAATCAGATCACCATTGACGTCCGCCAGTAGGTAGCGTTCGTGTTTATCCGAATTGATGAATACGCTGCCACCGCCAACGAAAGGCTCGATCAGGCGCTGTCCGGGAGGGATTAAACGATCGAGATCAGACAACTGTTTATACTTGCCACCAGCCCATTTCAAGAATGGGCGTTGCCAAGTGCGCGTAGCTGGGATTATCTCTGTTTCAATTGGTGCACCATCATCAACGCTGATATCACAGCAGAATGCTTCGCAGCTTTCAGTACATGACCCGGATTGTTCACCACCGTTGTTTCTGATGGTTGCAGCAATTTCTTCCCTGGAGTGATCAGAAAACAATGCGATGACACTTTCGAGAGAGTTATTCCCCCGGTACATGATTTTATTTTCCTGCTGGCGTCGTTCCACCACTCTGACTGATGGATCATTTATTAACTGCCAGAATTCAGCGGCTATTTCCGGTTCATCCCGAGCGGCCAAGGCAACCTTATTGATGCCTTTTTTGACGCAAAACACACAGTTACCCAAGTGTTCAGGAATGCCCAAATCAAATGGTTGTTTTTTCCACCATGAAATCACGTCTTGTTTTTCGAAATCGCTTATTTCCGCGAGATAACTAACTTTATTACGAGGCTTTAATCTTTTCGGTTCGTCTGCACGGATGCCAATCCATGTGTGGTAATCACCAAAAGTGTCTTTGCAGTAACGTTCAAACACTTCCATTTTCATTGTCCGTGTGCAAAACGCACCATGCACATAGGGTGTACCGTATTTTTTGCAAATATCGCGTATAGGCTGTAGGTCTGGGCCTATTTCAGTTACCGGAATAACACGATAGCTGTTCCCCTGCCCCAGAATTGGATTAACCACAACCCGAAGGCATACCAACTTGATATCCCAGTGCTTCACCAGATCACGGATAAACTGGTATGTGCCGGGGTGCTCTGCGCCGGTATCCATGAAAAGGAAATGAATATTTTCACCTGAGCGGCGTTTTTGCTCCATCAGGTTCACCAGGTAAGCGGAAGTACGTCCACCTGAGAAACTTACCACCTGAGGAAGGTTAGAGGCGCTCTGCGATTCGATACCGCTACCAACTGATCTGTATTTCATCCTCTGAACCCCTCTGGAATTTTGTTATCCAGGACGCCAATTGCATTAACGTCACGCTCCCGGTTTTTGTCCCACGTTTCACGCAGCGGGCGGCCCTTCGCTTCCCAGCGCACTGCGCTTTGCAGGTAGCCTTCGAATTTTTTCGGACCGAAAAGCGTCTCCGGGCGCATGTACTGGTACTGCTCGTCGTTTTCTCTCCAGTGCTCGTGCTTCAGGTCGATCACCAGCTTCAGGTCGCTGACGCTGTAACCTTCACGCAGCCTGGCCCGGATGTTTTCCAGTGAGGTTTTGGATTTCTGGTAACGGGATCCGCTGATCAGGTTCAGGTGTGACAGAACCTCAATCGCAAGATCGGTTATCACCACCTCAGGGTCGGGTTGCGGCGCAACCGGACAAAGGGATTTTGAATTTACTTGTGGATCTGTAGTTGAATTTACTGACGGATCCCCACCAGATTCTGACGGGTCAAAACCGCCGCCGGTGCTGTTTTCTGATGCCTCAGATTTTGAGGGGTCAGATTTTGATGCGTCAGATTTTGACGGGTCAGAATCTGACAGGTGAGAGAATGCCGCCGCCTGAAGTTTTGCTACGTTAAGCTGATAAACGTTCGACGCGTTGCGGTTACCCTGACGGCGCTGCTTACGCGCGAGCCAGCCGCCCTTCTCAAGCTGGGCCAGCGCTGTACGTACGGTGCTCTCGCCCGCGCCAATCTGCCGCGCAATGGTACCGATAGACGGCCAGCTGATGCCCTCATCATTGCTGAAGTCGGCCAGGCGAGCCATGATCGCCACGCTTGAGAGCTTCATGCCTGAAGATGCGCATGCGTCCCACACATAGCCTGTTAATTTAGTGCTCATGGTCGTCCTTTAACTCTGTAAACTTGCGCTGGAACTGATCGAGCGGGCTGAAGCATTCGCCGAACTCATACCCTTTACGCAGATAGATAACGCGGCGGGTTTCAGGCTCCCAGCGGATAACCTGCACCCGGATGCCGTGGTGGTCTTTGAACCAGCGGTTGAGTTCGCGCATAAGGCCTTTGCCCTCCGGTAGTAGACACCCACGACACCAGCCGCGCGGCTGTGGTTACATGGCACCCAGCGGTTTGATACTCTGCGTTCATACCGAAACAGCGGGCAGCCCGGCACCGGGATCATCCGCAGTTGCGGTAAGCGGTTATTTACCGTTAAACTGTTCATGCGTTAGTTTCTCCACTGTTACGACACGCCACGACGCCAGGGGCTGCACACCCGCTGGCGTCACTCTTTTCTGGCGCACAGAAAACGCGATACAGCAGCGTTAAATGCTCCTGCCACTTAGCCATCACCTGATAGCTGTTCTCTTCGATTTGAGCCCGTTCTGCCTGGTCAATAATTCCGTCGGCAGTAGCCTGTCGAACGAAGCGCGAGTGCTCGCTGATCCATTCAAATGTTTCCATCAGGCGTTGATTAATGTCGGCGTTATCCACGTCTTCGATATCCACCAGCGGAACGTTTACGCTGTTCGACTGGCGCGATACCGCGTCGGCGATGTGCTTAGTGCCGCTGGCCTGCTGGAGAACCATCGCCCAACCCATAGGGAAGATCTGATCGCCACCAGTGCGCAGGCGGTTAAAGAGCGCGTCTTCAGTAACGCCCAGCCATTCAGCTGCTTCGGTGTAGCCACCCGGCAAACTGGAAATAGTCTTTTTGATTGCTGCCACCAGCCACGCGGGCTGCTTTTCTACCTGCCAGTGTTTATGGTCCACGGTTAACCTCTTATTGCTGTGGTATCTTTTGTTCGTATTCATGGTTACTGTTTCGGGTAAATATCAGGCCGCAGATCAGACTTGGTGATTGCGCCTGCGGTGATTTCTTCCAACTTTTTCGCGAGAGAAAAACCCGCTTTTTTGTAGCCATTAAAAACAAGCCGCAGATAACCAGGTGTTGAGCGGACATTTACTGCTAACTGAAACTGCTGCTCTTTGGATAAAGAGTCCCAATATTCTTTCATGATATGTACCTCCTGTGTACATATTACACGAATAATATGAACCCACAAGGTACTTGTACCATTAAGGTACACAATGTTTAATTCTGGGATGAAAACGATTCAGGAAATTAGGCGTTTAAACGCCAGGAAGCTGCGTGATGGTGTCGGCGGGAATACTTATTTCGCCACCATGATCGACAGAGAACCCACCCAAACCAGTAGGTTTATGGGGGATGGCGCGTCGAAAAATATCGGCGATGCAATGGCGCGCCATATTGAAAAGTGCTTTGATTTACCGTTAGGTTGGTTAGATCAGGAACATCAAACCACCAACATTGCAAAAAGCCCTGATGTATCAGACACTAATAGAAATATAACATTGGTTCCGGTAATCTCCTGGGTGCAGGCAGGAGCATGGACGGAAGCTGGCTTTGCTGAGGCGGACTTGAACAGCGTTGAAACTTATCCGTGCCCTGTGCCGTGCGGACCCATGACGTATATATTGCGTGTTATAGGCGACTCTATGATCGACGAGTATCGCCCAGGAGATATGATTTTTGTGGACCCGGAGATCCCGGCAGGCCATGGAGATGATGTTATAGCGCTAATGCACGATTCCGGAGAGACTACCTTCAAGAGGTTGATTGAGGATGGTAGCAGTAAGTATCTGAAGGCTTTGAATCAAAGTTGGCCGGAGCCTTACGTTAAGATAGACGGTAATTGCTCGATAATCGGCACGGTGATCTTCTCTGGCAAGCCTCGAAGGTACCAACAGAGAAATTAAATTTTACCTTGAGCCCGCGAAAGCGGGTTTTTTTGTGCTTGACAATGTACCCTAACGGTACATAATGTACCTATCAGCAACAGCGAACAGGCAGGACGCCCACGAAGTAGCCGCCGGTGGCGTATGAATGACCGGATGATTCGCAAATAAATTCGATTCGTTGCAGTGGTGGTAGTGATATGAGCAATGGGCGCGTAACACCACACAAGCCCCCTGTCACGGCAGTGAACGCGGTTTGAGCCGTCATCCCGCGCAAAGAATGCCCCGTGAGGCTTAAAAAACAGGCCGCCTGGTCCCCGTTAACGGACCACCACAATCAAAGAGCGCGGGCGTTCAAAAAAGTATTCGACACGGTGCCACATCCCTTCTCCCGGATGTTTGCACGGCCAACCCCGGTGGCCGCACCGATAGTGTGGAAGGGTCGCTCTTTTTGATTGTGGTGAATGCGCAGGCTGATGCGCGAAACCGAGTGCCGCCCAATGTCAGGGTACGGAACGGTGAGGAAGCAGCTTAATAAGCTCCTCGACATACGCCGGAGATCAGCACCGGCCACCACAACCCAATCCAGAGTCGTGTGGATAGGATCAGCTTTCGGGCGTAACTCCTACATAAAAACGGCGAGCGATGTCCTGAGCTCATGAGTGACGTTAAAGAGCCGAGGCCGGATGCGTGAGTTCCGGCACATAACAGGAAAGAGCATTGAGGGGCGCATTTACCCCGAGCCGCTGTGCTGTCAGCCAGTGCTCTTCCCGTTGTGGCGTATACAAGCGTATTGCAGCGCCGGTCGACGCAAAGACCCGAGAATCGACTGAGCCGCAGCAACTGGCGGCCAAGACCAAAACAGAGCGGCGGGAAGTAAGCGGATTAGCGATCCGGTGTCACAACTAATAAAGCCAACGTGTGTAGTTCTTTTGGCGGCGTCTTTACTTATTTTCCCGTGAGGACGCCGCACTTTTTTACGCAACACACAAGAGCATCACCGGGTGACGGGCTCATAACCCAATCCATCCGGGCGGTCCCCCCAGCCGCAGGTGCTCTTCTGTGTTGTGTGGAGAAACTAACCCTTTGTGCAGAGGATTGAACCAATGAAATTACCCAAGTTCCGCAGCGCTATAGTGTACCGGGCAACGCTGCCCAGCATCGAGGCCGTTGAAGGGCACCTGATGGAATTGCCCTACGCCGATATTGGCGAAACCGAATTTTCGCGTTCCTCATTCGTGCCAAATCCGGTTACCGGCGAACTGGTAACCCCGCTGACTGGCGGGTATGCGATCGTGATACGCCATGATCAAAAAATCATACCGGCGCAGGTTGTGATCCGCGAGACGCAGGAGCGCGTTAACAAAATTGAGCAACTCAGCGGCGAAAAAGTTAAGCGTATCGAGCGCCGCCAGATTGCTGCTCAGGTAAAAGTCGATCTCAGCAAAAAGGCTTTCGTTAAATCCTCACTCATTCTGGCGTTGTATAACTCCGCTGATAACCTTCTGGTTATCAACACTTCGAACAAAAATATTGCGTCGCTGGCCTGCGGATTACTGATTAAAGTCATTGGTTCAATTAAGACCGAAACGATCCATGTTAGCGACATCAAGAACGGCTTAACAACTCGTTTGCAGAATCACCTTGCCGGGAACAGTGAAGCGTTCGATGGCTTTGCTATTGGCGACTATATCCAGCTTTCACGAAATGCTGAGCAAAAGGAAATAATCCGCTACTCAGCAGAGCACATTTCTGTTGCTGCTGAAGTTGAAGAAAGCCTCAGCAGCGGGTTCACGGTTGATCAAATGGAACTCGTATCCGCTGGCGTGCACTTCCTGTTAACTGAAAATTTTCACTTCCGCCGCATTGATACGCAGGATCATACCTTCAATACAGAAGATGACCGGGCATATCAATGGCGTCATCAGGCAAGTGCCGATCTTTTCCAGTTCAGCAATGTGGTAAACGGCCTGTGCGACCTCCTCTCTTATAAAGACCCGCAAGACCAAAAACCAGCAGCTTAAAAAATTCAGCAGCAACTGCCCCATAGCAATGGGTTGGGTTGCTGCAACCAAAATTCATGCGCGGTGCAGCGCGTAATAACGGAGAACTATCAACCATGAGTTTTATTCAGACAGCATCCGGTAAGCATTTCGATTACCTCAACGCCTCCACTGACGACGTGGTGATCGAAGATATCGCAACCGCCCTTTCAAATCAGTGCCGCTTTGCCGGTCACCTGCCGGAGTTCTACAGCGTGGCGCAGCACTCTGTTCTGTGCAGCCAGATTGTTCCGGAGGAGTTCGCTTTTGAAGCGCTGATGCATGACGCCGCAGAAGCGTATTGCCTGGACATTCCCGCCCCGCTTAAAGTGCTACTGCCGGACTATCGCCGCATCGAAACACAGGTCGATGACCTGATCCGCTGTAAGTTCGGCCTGCCACTTCACCAGTCTACCGCCGTGAAATATGCCGATCTGGTCATGCTGGCAACCGAGCGGCGCGATCTGGAAATCGACGACGGCACACCCTGGCCGATTCTCGAAGGCATACCGGCATCCGATCTCATCCAGATAAACCCGCTGCGCCCCGGCCAGGCCTACGGCATGTTTATAAAACGCTTCAACGAACTGCTGGAGATACGCCAATGAAAGAGCAACTGGCTAACATGACCATCATTGAGCTGGTCAGAACGGGGCATAGTTATGCCGCCAGCATTCAGTCGATTGAAACCTACTCAGCGATCGTTAATGAAATGGGCTCTCGTCTTGAAGCGCTCAACCTGGCGCACATCGCAGCAATGAACAACCTGCGCAGCGCCACCAGCACTATAGAAAGGATGGGTGTCGAAGGTGCCTACCTGCTCAACGGTGCCGCCGCCGAGCTTAACGGGTCGTGGGTTCGTCACAAAACGGTGCTGGGCGCGCAGGCCGCGCTGCTGTGCATCAGTCAGGGTGATATCTGCGCCGCGCGCGAATGGCTTGAAGGAACGGTCGATGAGGTGAGCGCTGATATGCCTGACGACATGACCGTCGCCGGGTTGGAGGCGTGGTTTGACAGCCAGATGGTTGCGGTAAACGGTAAGTCCGGATTCCTCACCCGTCGGGAAGCCGAGGATGCTATCCGCGCTCGCATACCTGCCACCGACGCATGGCAGCGCGAGCTGCGACAAACGGCATGGGCTGAGGGTATTAATTACGCTGCTGGCCGCCTGGCCGCCGCTTTCAATCATGGCTTTGTTGATAAGCCGTTGGCAGAGGTTTACGACGTGGTGAAAGCGGTGCTGGGTGCTAAAGAGGAGCTTGTCACTGCGCCAGAAGATGGACTTTCAGGCGAATATGCAGAGCAGGCGTTAAAAGATTGGGCCGCCCAGCTGCGCAACGAGGTGAAGGTATGAGCAAATCACTCAAGTCACGCTGCATACGCCGCTGGAAAGTTCAGATGCGCCCAGTATGCGACTCGAAAGTTTCCCCTCACTGGCGTAAGTATCACCTGCGCGGCTTTTTACGCAGCGTTGCGCTAACCACCGCTGATTGCATGGTTGAGAAAATGGCAGAAGACAATGCCAAATTTGATTACCAGGGCAATGAACGTGGATGGTCACCTGAGTTTTCAGCATGGTATATGGAGCGCCGGGAGCAGTACCGCAAAGAGGCATTAGATTTTCTAAATGTCGAAGCCACCAGCGATGAAATTGACGAAGAGATCGCCAATGAACTGGAGGCCTGGAATGACTGAGTGCGGCATGATCTTCAATGGCGAAATGGTACGGGCCCTACCCGACGGCAGACAGACGCAGTAGCTGCCACCAGCGAATATAGATTAACGTCCGGGTGCAGCCGGGCTATGTGGAGAGTGACCTATGAGCGTGCATAACCAACGTTTTCTAACTCCGGATGATCTGTATCAGCTGACCGGATATCGCCGCCCCTCCTTGCAGTGTAAAGCACTTAAAGATAGCGGCGTATTCTTCGTTCCTCGGAAAGACGGAAGGCCTGGCACAACCTGGGCGCATGTCGATAATCCACTTGGAATGAAGCCGGTATCGGCAAACCCAGAGGAAGAAGAGCCAAACTTTAAGGATATGTAATGTCCAGAGCACGCAAGAACCCAGAGGATAATTGGATGCCGCCCCGCGTTCGTCGGGGCAAATCAGCGTATGAGTTCCGCGCGATAGATGGCCGAACTATACGTTTATGCAATGCAGATCTCAGTAAGGCTCAGGTTTGGGCAGCATATGAGCAGTTCATTAACGACAGTAAGGCCACCAATACTTTCAACGCGCTTTGCCAGGAGTTTATCAACTCCGGCGACTTTCACGAACTGGCCACTGAAACGCGTAAGGACTATCTCAAATACTCAGTAAAAATTACTGCTGTCTTCGGAAAAATGAAGCCTGAGAGCATCAAGCCTGAACATGTCAGAAAATACATGGATAAGCGGGGCGTAAAAAGCAGAGTACAGGCTAACCGGGAAAAGGCTTTTATGTCGCGGGTGTTTAGATGGGCTTACGAACGGGGTAAGGTGAAAATGAATCCATGTCAGGGCGTGAAGCAGTTTAAAGAGAAAGCGAGAACTCGCTATATAACTGACTATGAGTACGCATCGTTATATGAGGTTTCCCCGGACGTGGTCAAAGTGGGTATGGAGCTGGCTTACCTTTGCTGCGCCAGGCAGGGTGATATTCTCGAACTGAAGAAAAGCCAGCTCACTGAGCAAGGTATTCTTATTCAGCAAAGCAAAACGGCAGTCACTCAGATTAAAGCCTGGACGGACCGTCTTCGTGCCGCTGTTGAGATGGCAAATAAAATGCCGGTTAACGCCGGAATGGTCAGCATCTATCTAATCCATCAGAAATCTGGTGCGCGATATACCCGCGATGCTTTTAATGCGCAGTGGATGAAAGCAAAAAAAACAGCGGCCGAAAAATATCCAGACCTTGATTTTCAGTTTACCTTCCACGATCTGAAAGCGAAGGGGATATCCGATCTGGAAGGTTCGCTAAGTGATAAGCAGGCCATTTCTGGACACAAAAACGTGTCGCAGACTGCCAAATATGATCGAAAAATTATTGTTGTGCCGGTCGTTGGGGGGCAGTAA